GTGAGTTCTTCAGCTATTTTTATACGAAAGGAGTGCTGCTTTCAGGAAGTCGCCGCTGCCGCTACCGTTCTCTCCGGCATCGTCACCAGCTCCATGCTGTCCGGTGTCCTCGATGAGATCACTGGGCTTCTGCCCACCATTGTGCCGGTCATGATCAGCTTCATTGCTCTGCGTAAGGGCATCAGCTTCGTCATGTCCATGCTCCACGCCGCGTAAGGTCGGCTCTTGGGCAGAGGGGTCTTTACCTCTCTGCCCTATTTTTTAGGAGGTCTTATGAAGAACACAAACAGATTTATCGCCCTCGCCCTCTGCTTCACCCTTACCCTCGGCGCGTTCGCGTACCGTCCGAGCGAAGCTAAGGCTATCGCCGGTGTGGATGATGCCGTCGTCATTGGCGCTCTGCTCTCGGCCTTTGCTGGTGGCTGCGGCCTTATCTTCTCCAATAACGGCATGACAAGCGGCGAATTGGCGCAGGGCCTGACCGACAAATGGAACGAGTTTAACGAAGCTGCTGAAAATGCCGCTTCCTCTTTTGCCGCATGGCTCGGCTTCGAGGATACAAGCGCTCTTTTGGGTGCTCTGTCCTTTTCAGGGGGTAAGCTGGTAATTCCTCGCGCCATTGCTCGAAAATTCGCGGATTTTACAACGTGGCTTACTTCTAACACAGGCGTAACTGCCGGTGGTGATTCCGTTCCAGTCTCGACCGTGGAAAGTGTAAAGTTTTATCAAATGCATTATGATTCGAGCTTGGGGTATCTGCTTGATGATGAAATTCCGTTTGCTCTTTCTTCATATACAAGTAGTTCGGTTTATAGCTTAGGTACACCTGTTTTTAATATCTATGATTTGCCGAGCACAAGGGATGAATCTTTGATTTTTGGCTTTTCCGGTAATTCTTGGGCAAAAGCATACCTTGATGCATCTGGCAGTTTCTGGTCTTATTCTTCGGCTTCTTCCGGTGAGTGGTCGTTGATAAGATCCTCTTCTGTTTCTAAGTTTGTGGACGGCAAGGTCTATGTTGCTCCTTATGTAAACGGAAAAATAAAGTATGCTTTGTTTGTGGAATGTTGGGACAATGTTGACGGCTTTAAAGTTAAGCGTTTTAGCGGGATTGATATGGATTTTACTGGTGCGGGTGCTGAGTCGTCTTTTTCCCGCCTTTCTGTATTTGCTCCGTCCTACTATAAAAATCCCACTATTGATTTACCTGCCGAGGGGGAGGAAGCTGCAAACCCTACCTTGTCCGGCGTCGGTGACGGCACGGCCACGACCATTGAGGGCTTATTGCAGCAGATTCTCGCCCAGCTTCAGGCCAATACCTTAGCTCCCACGCTCGAAGTGGCCGGCACAGAGACCGGTGGCAATACCGGCACGGACGAGGATGCAAAGCCTTATCTGCCCTATATCCCGCAAATCTTCGAGAAAATCAAAGAGCTGCCAGGAACGCTCTCCAACATTTGGGAGACCATCAAGGGCATCCCTGCCGCCATTGCGGAGAAGATAGGCGCTTTCTTCACAACGCTTTGGGGCTGGCTGCAAAACATCATTGACGCAATCACGGCTCTGCCCGCTGCCATTGCCGAGAAGGTCGGTGAATTATTCAAGCCCGATGAGGCTTTGATCACAGAGATCACAGACACGTTTAAGGGAAAATTCGGCTTCCTGCCGGTACTCAAGCAATTTGGTGATGATCTATTCGGCATGACCGCTGAGACCGAGCCGCCTGTGATATGGGTACATTTGGAAAACGCTGAAAGTAAGTATGGGTATGACTATGGAGGCAAAGAGGTTGCTTTAGACTTGGCGTGGTATCAGAAGTATAAGCCCTCAGTCGATGGCATTGTGAGTGGTTTTATGTGGCTTGGTTATCTTTGGATGCTTTTTACGAAGGCTCCCGATATCCTCAATGGCATGGGGCTTAGAAACGAAGCCGTTCCGCCTATGCCGAATCTTGAATACATCAATCCGCTTCGATTGAACGGTCGTGCAAGTAAGAGAAGGAGGGAATGATATTATGATTTTTACCGTCGCTATCCGCGCAATTTGGGCAGTGGTAAATCCAATTCTGAATCGTATTCCAGAGATTAGTATTGACTATGCGGGGATTTCTTCATCGTCGATTTACCAATGGCTTCGCGCAGGGCTTTACTTTATTCCCATGAATACTGTCGTTACAATTCTGACTCTTACACTTGCGCTGTGGGTCCTTCGTATGGCTATCGCCTTTCTTCATTCCCTCTGGTCCTCTCTGCCAATTGTGTAACTATGAAAATCCTACTGACAATTTTAGAGACATTCTTCACCTTGCTCAAGCTCCCTTTGATGATCTTCGGCGGTATGCTCCTGCTTCTCGGCCTCTGCTGCCTGATCTACGGCATCCGTGCCTATCGCTCTGGCGCTCGGCTCAAAAAGGGTGAACATATCCGTGTACCGAAACCGCCGCTCTGGAAGAACCTGCTTTACTATCTTCCAAAGCAGATGGTAGCAGACTATTTCGCTCACGATCCCGAATTCTTCCGCTATCAAGGCTGTATCGTCTTCACCGGCCGGCAGGGTTACGGCAAGACCATCGCCATGGCCGAGCAGGCTCTGCGTTGGCGGAAGGAATACCCGAAGGCAAAGTGCATCACTAATTTTGCCCTTAGAGATGAATCGGCAAAGCTGAATGACTGGCGTCTGCTCGTCGGCTACAAGAACGGCATCCAAGGTGTCATTGCCTGCATCGACGAAATGCAGAACTGGTTCAGCTCCAATCAGTCCAAGAACTTCCCTCCGGAGATGCTGGAAGTGATTACCCAGAACCGGAAGAACCGGCGCGTCATTATGGGAACAGCCCAAAGTTTCAACCGGCTTGCCAAACCGATCCGCGAGCAAGCAACGGAAGTCCGCAAATGCTATACCTTCTTCGGCTGCCTGACCTTCGTCCACCGTGTTTATCCGGAGCTGGACAGCAACGGAGATGTAGATAGCTGGAAGCACCGCGGCTGGTATTACTTCGTTCATAATGCGGAATTAAGAGAAAGCTATGATACATGGAAAGTAATCGAAAGCTTGAAAGAATCCGGCTTTCAGGAACAGCGAAATACTGAGTGA